TGGTTGATGTCCGGGAGCGAACCCGTGACGCCCTTCATGTCCAGGCTGCCACCGTTCGGCACGGCGGCGCCTGAGTCGTCGCCCGCCCGGACGCGGCTCGCCAGGTCCTGGCCCGCGGCCATCGTGCCCTCGTTGCCGTCCGTTCCGTCGGTGTAGACCGGGATCCCCAGACCGTTGCGGTCGATGGTCTGTGACCACGTCCGGAGAGCGTGGGTCTTCAGCAGCCAGTTCGCGTAGGCGGAGCGGAGGATCGACCGGCCGAGCCAGTTACCACCCTCACGGTCCAGCACGTACGCCACGAGACGGTTCACCGGCAACACCGTCGCCGCCTTGTCGCCGGCGAACCCGTACTGCTCGATCGAGACCAGGCCGCCGTCACGCGCCACGTTGATCTTCGAGATCGTGGACGGCATCCGCGGGCCGAGCTTCCGCAGCCGGTACATGCCTTCGCCGTCCGGCGGGTAGTAGACCTGCTCGAAGAACATGTGCCCGAACGGCAGCATCAGCAGCGCCAGGCGGAGGTGGTCGTCCCACTGGAACCGGCCGCGACCACGGATGCCGGCGCGGGAGGCGTCCTCCTGGTCGTCGTCCACGATCGGCAGTCCCAGGCTGTTCGCCACCGCCCGGGTCACCTCGTCCCGGCAGCCCGTGCCGTCCAGACGCCACTGGGTCCGGATGATCGGCGTCGTCACCGCCCGCAACACCGAGGACACCTGCGCGTCCTGGGTCCGCATCTGCTCGAACACGCCGATCGACAACGGCCAGATCAACTCCGGCGTCATCTCCATCGTCAGGTCGGTCCACCACGACGTGGCCGCACCCTGGCTCGCGTACCCACGCTCCCGCATCGACTTCGCGGAGGTGATGGCGAGTTCGGTCATCGGCCCTCCTCAGGGAAGTCGGGGCGTACGATTGAGGTATGGCTGAACGACTCGTCTACAACCCGCGACCCGAGCGCGACTGGTTCCCAGAAGGCGTCACGAAGGGTTACCTGGTTGTCCGGGACGGCGAGTTCGCGTCGGTCGCTGAGGTGGTCGCCATGACGGACCCCGAAGGCGAGACGGCCTTCGAGCAGACCAGTGAGTTCCAACCCGCGCGAATCGTCGCCGACTAGAAGCCAGCGGTAGCGACAGAGCCGGCCTTGGGTCGGCGAGGTGCCAGGCGTGGGGGCTGCGGCGGGATCGGTGGCTTCGCGGTCAACGTGGCCCACCGCTGCGCGGCGACCGAGGCCGCAACCACCGGGCCGAGCGGCACATGAACCGTCTTGCGGTCCACCAGCTGCGCTTCGCTGTTCGGCATCTTGCGGCTGCGCGCCACAGACACTGCGGCGTCGAGTTCGACCTGGCCGAGATGCACGAACCGCCCAGCGATGACGCCGGTCTGGAACGCCGACCAGCCCTGACCCAAGTCCGTGCTCGTCAGCTTGTGGATGTCGATGTCAGCAGCCGCGAACTCCGGGAGGAGCGCGCCCGCCTGGCTCGTCGGGTGCAGAGCGACCTCGAGCACGTCGATGTTCGCCTGCAACGCCTGGACCGTCTCGACCGCCTTGTCGACCGGGCAGGTGTGGACCATCAGCAGGACGCGACCACCAGGGCCGTTGCCAGCGAGACCAACAGTCGCGAGCGACCGGTCGGGCTCCACGTCCACCACCACAGTCGCGCGAGACGGTGCGGCGGCCTGAGGCTTGCAGGCATCTTCAGCGCCCCACCGCCGAAGGTCCACTGCCGGTGGACCCAGGTCGTCAGGCTCGTCCCACCAGCCGAGGCACTCCCGCATGAACTCCTCGGCCGGAAGTTCCTGCCGCAGGTTGCGGACCGTGCCGATGTCGATGCGGCCCGTCGAGATCGTCGGGTTGGCCTTCCGGATCAGTCGCTCACGGTCAAGCGCGCAGTCCAGGCCGCGCGCCTCCGCATCCTTCGGGTGGCGACAGTCCGGGTCAGCGCACGGCTCCCGGTCCGAGAGCCACTCCAGGTACGTCATCTCTGGAGACATGGCGTTGCGGCCACGCTCACGGATGTCGAACAGCACCGCCGAGTCAGCCTTGCCGGCCGATGACCCGTACAGAACCTGCGGGTCCTGCTGCGCCATCATCAGCGGCAGAAGCGACCCCATCATCGCGGCCTTCAACGCGAACGCCTCGTCCAGGATCACCTTCGGCGCGGCCAGACCGCGGCCACCCGTGTCGCGGCGAGCCTTGAACAACACGCGCTGGCCAGTGGCCAGTTCGATCCGCTCCGAGCCGTTGTCGTAGTAGACCCCGTTGTTCTTCTGCGGCAACATCCGCTTCCGCAGCGCCGGCGAGTCCAGCAGCAACTCCTCCAGATCCCGCTGCGCCTCGGTCGTCGTCGACATCTCGTGCGACGACCACACCATCAACCGCTGCTCGGTCACGAACAGCCAGCCGATGACCGCCTGCTTGAACAACCCCGTCTTCAGGTTCTGACGGCAACAGATCACACAGAACGAGAACGACGCCGGTGAACCATCGGGCTTGATTGCGAAGATCAGGTCGAGGCCGAGCTCTTGCTGCGGGTCCGGCGCGAACCCAGCAGCCGCACAAACCTCCGCGACCTCCGGACCGAACGTCAGAACCTTCGCCGGCCGCTGACGCAGACCATGGGGACAAGTCCAGAAGTCAGGCTCAACCAGCCGCCTTGCGAGCCTTTGCGTCACGCGCACGCCTCGCCTTCTCGACCTCGTCCTCCAGCTCGTCATTCGCAGATGGCGGCGCCTCGTGCGCCAAGGCCGCAGCCATCACCGTGCGCAGCTCCTTTGACAGCGAAGAGACCCCCGACTCGTCCGGGTTCACGATCCGGCGCGCAAGCTGCAGGGCGAGCTGACCGCTGAACGTGTCGAGCGCCCCCGCGGCGGCAAGAGCCCGCTGGGTCGAGAGGACCAACTCGTGACGGTCACCCGGCGAGTCGTGAACCGAAGGGACCTCGTCACGCTTCGCGGCCTTCCGGCAACGGTCCTTGCACCACTTCGCATCGCTGCGGCTCGCCTCGAATGTGGCGCCGCAGCCCTGACAGGTCGCGTCGACCACGGCGGTCTCCATTCCGGACTGAGAGCGAGGGTGGTCAGAGAGAGGAGAGCGGCGAGCTTGCTGATTCGTTGGATTCGGTCGTGCCGCATTTTTTCAGCGGTCGAAGATCGACAAAGCGGATGACCGATCGCCACCGAGCCTGAGGTTGGCGTCGGGCACGGTGCGCCTCGCCTCGTTGCATGGCCGACACGCACCGCGGCAGTTGCTTCGCTCGAGGGCGAGGTCGGGTCGGACTGACACGGGCACAATGTGGTCGGCGGTTGTGCTGACTGTCGTGCAGATGCCGGCGAACCTGAGTCGGCAGGTTGGCTCTTCGCAGACCACTCGGTCCTTGAGCTTGACCCATGCGCGGGTCTGTCGTGGGTCGATCTGCTCGCGTCCGTTGATGGTGAGGCGTCGGCTACCCATCGCAGGCCAGCCACTCCAGGACAAGTCCCTCGAGCTGTCGGGCTATCACCTCACGTTCGTCGACCCAGTGGATGGGGAGTCGGCGCTGCTCGGTCCGTAGCCTGATGATCTCGGCTTCGATCTTGGCGCGGGTGACCAGGGTCTGGGTCATGGCTTCCTCCCGACGTCCCGCCACGACCCTCGGCCGCGTGTTGTCGTGGCGGGCTCGGGGTTTGCCGCTCCACGTACCCGAAGGCCCAGCGGCCCGGCTGCTTCAGAACTCGGCGAGCACGTCGAAGTGTTGCTTCGGCAGCCCGTCGAGGATGGCCTCATACTGGTCGGCCAGTTCGTCGAGGCGATGCGCCCGCTCTCGTGCTGAGAGGGCTTCTTCCTCGTCCGCAGCGGCGTTCTTGCGGTTCATCTCCGCCTTGCCGCGCAGGACTGTGATCCGCTCACGCATCTCGTCGGTCGCCCTGTTCTCGCTCATCGTTCCTCCATCGTGCGGTGTCGTGCGGGTTCGATCGTGAAGCGTGCTGCCGGACTCGCGCTGTGCCGCTCATGGCGGCTGGGAGTGTGGCGGTCGGCAGGTCTAGAAGCGAGCGGTGGCGGCTTTCGTAACCCAGCCCTCGTACGTTGAAAACCGCGCTTACCGGGGCCTCGACCCTCGCTAAGCGAATGCGGTAGCCAGGGTGTGCGCTCTAGCCCGCGGGATCAGCGTATCCCATACCGCCGACAGTGGGCAGCATCAGGCGAAGGGGTCGGCAGTCGTGTCCGCCATCCACTCGAAGGCCTGATGCCCAGTCAACGCAGCCATGACCTTCCGACTGTCTTCGTCCCAGTCGAACGCCTTGGTTCCCTCGGTGCAGTAGCGCACCCATGCGGCCGAGATTGTCTCCCACGCTGCAGCTGCCTCTTGATCCCTCATGCCGTCCTCTCCTCGATGTAGTCACGGTAAGCCTTCTCGGTCCACACGTGCTGTCGGTTCCTCGGGCACACCCAGCGATC